GAATATAGGTGAGGAAACCATTGATCCATCTGCCGAGATTCCCACGATGACGGGCGACATCAGGCGTTCCACTGAGGAAGTCTGGGATTATATGCTGGATACGATGCACCGCTTTCCCGCACAGAAGTCGGCTAATGCAAGGCGGCCCCTTGAAAATGCAGAAGACCTATACACTATGGGCTCCTTGGATCAAAGTGCATCCCTGCTTAGTCAGCCTGGTAAATTCCTCAATTTGTTCAGGGTGCCCCCAGGAGCACCAAGGAATTTCACAAGCCTTGCTGGCATAAAAGGGCGCATTTTAGCGACAGGGGGATATCTGGCAGAGCGATTTAGTCCCGTCCTGATGAATCGAGAGAATCCCATCGCGTGGATAGGCTATAAGCTGGACGTCTTTAAGGCGAATGAAATGAGTAGGGCAACCGCAGCAGTTGCCAAATATTGGGTGGATGTGACGCGTCACCTAGATTTTCAAGAGATTAAAGGTGTATGGCGAGCCACTAAGGTTAAGCCCGCCAACAAAGGGATTGATACCAATGCACAAAACTACGGCACGATTGATGACCTTATCGAGCATCCCGAAAGATACATGCCTTTCACTGATGCCCAGCAAAAGGTGTTACGCATTGGCTCTGATATGCAGACATCAATTCTTCGCCAGACTCAGGATTTGGGCGTGGACGCGAAGGAATTAAGTGAAATGTACTGGAACCGTATAGTGCTTAAACGCCCTGGCGAAGCAGTCGAGAAACTGCAAGCTCACATGCGGCGATCTAAAAGCTGGACTCATCACCGAGCATTCAAAGATATTGACGAAGCGACTGCGTTGGGGTTCAAGTACGACACTAACCCACGGACAAGGCTGGTGTCGAGGCTTCATGCAGGCATTGAGGCAGCAGGCGACGCGATGGCCAAAAAACAACTACAGGAGTTGCGGGATGAATCAGGGGAATTGCTTGTTAGACAGGTAACACCCAGACTCGTAGGCGAGGCTATTCCTGGTGCACGGACAGCATTAAGACGCGCTAGGACAATAGTCGAAAATGCCCGCCAGGCCATTGAGACGCAAGGAGTCTCTCCTGAGCGCCATCAGGTACTGCGATCCGCCATGGCACAACAAGCAAGGGCATGGCACCGCCTTAAGACCTTGGAGCGCGAAAGAGGACGTATGGAACTAGACAGCGGTGAAGTGAAATTGTCCATTGGTATTGTCCCAGAGGCACTGGAGCAAGAGATCAGAAATCGGGTGCGGCTAGGAGAATTCAGTAAGTCGAGGGGCATGTTCGATAAAGAAGTCAATACTACGAACGAGGCGTTTCGTATGCTCCGTGCAACGAAAACCAATCTGGACATTGGTGCTGGATTCATTCAAGGCCAGACACTCTTCTTCAGAAATAATGTGGCGTGGTGGAAAGCACAATACTATGCCGTCAACTCGCTGGTTAAAAATCTCGACAACTATACTGCACAGCATTATGAAATTATTGACGAAGGTATACGCGCTGGCGCCATATCGCCTCCTACCGAATACCTGTTTGCTCAACGTGGCTTTGGAACTCTGCCCCTCAGAATACCGATTCTAGGTAAGGCCATGAGAGCATTTAACAGGTCATTTGAGTCGTTTATATTTGTCGGCCAGACAGAACTATATAAAGCAGGACGGATGCGCGTCTTAGGGCGCGACGTCACCAAGCCTAATATAGAAACCAACTGGGATGACTTAGTGAGCCTGGGGAGTGCTATCCGCAAACAAATGGGCACAGAGTCGTATGCCATACTGGGTGTACGGCCAAAACAACAAATTGTCGAGTCTCTTGCCTTTTTCGCAGCTCGGTTCATGCGGTCTAATATCGGACTCCTGTCGCAGGCGTTCCTTTCGCCGACTCTCAGGTCTTCAAAGGGAGCCAACGAAGCGCGCATGGCAGTGGGGTCGCTATTGGCAGGGGCTACGGCACTAACGATTGGGGCATCATATGCCTTGAATGGCAAGCTACCGAACATCGACAAGCCAGAGGAGCCAGATTGGATGCAGTTCACAGTCGGCAAGACGTATTACAATTTTTACGGCCCTTTCTACACATTGTTCCGCGCCCAAGCAAGGATCACCGACCATATGCTTAGAGGCGAATATTTTTCCGCCTTTGATGAAGCGAGGCACTACCTCGAATCTAAGAGGAGTATTCTGCTCAAAGTAAAAACGCCAGCAGAGGAGTTACTCACTCGTGGTGTGACGTATGATTACGGTGACAGGCTTGCGTGGAGAGACCCTGACTCTGGTGATATTACTGCTGGCTCCCTGTGGGGTGTGACGTATGGCGCTGCAGAGCGTCTGGCCGTACCTATTACGTTTGAGGAAATACGGGAAGGGTTCCTAGAAGGACGCCCTGAATCCTTAATGGACTTCTTTGGCATCGCGGGTCGCGAGGACTATCAGCAACAGGCGAGAGAAGCCGAAGGAAGCCCGCGACCTATATCCATTAAGCGACCTCGCACTTCCACAGGAGGCACAGGAGGCACAGGCCCTCTGGGCATCATCGGTACGCCACCGCCTCAGACCGAGCGTGTTAGGCGAGCAACCAGACGAAGGCAACCTAATTGACACAAGGCGCAAATAATGGTATTTAGTACACAGCATAGAATATTTTGGCAGTCCCACAGGGTAAGCCAGAAGGAGATGCAGTAATGGTACAGCTTGGCGAATTAGGCGGAGACAACATCAGCGACTTGGAAGACAGTCCAGTGCAAGAGGTTCGAGAAGAATCTCAAGCAGAAGAGGTGACTCAGGAAGCCGAGGAACCTGATGATTATAAGACTCTGTACGAACAAGCACAGGCACAGTTGGATCGTGAACGGGTAGCCAGGGAGAAAAACGAACAGGATCAGCGCAGTCGGGACATACAGCTGGTGAAGCAGCGTCAGAAAGACGCTCTCCACGCCGATACCCACAAAATGGTGACACTCCTCGTTAAACGCCTCAATACAGGGGAAATCGACGATGATGATGTTGAATCAGAAGTGGAACGCGGCGTCAACGAAATCTACAACGCTGCTGATGTTGTTAATATTAAGGAAGACATGCGTTCCCAGATGGTTGCCATGCAGGCCCAACTTAAAGAAGAAGGTAAAACTCTTGGCCTTGGTGAAGAACTTGAAGACCCCAGAGCGGAGAATATTACCGCCATGTGGAACGAGGCAGTACAGGCATATCAAGATGGCAAGTTTGATATTGCAGAGGTTCGCCGACGAGACACATTAAGAGAACTGGATATCGTCAAGAAAAGCCTATCTTCACCTCGTAAAACAGGGATGTCTCTTAATGAGCGCACTCCTGCCAGCGGTGGAGGCCAGAGCGATCAAGCGACATGGGACGCCTTTGGGCGAGGAGAAATCCGATGGAGCAAACGTGTGGAGGAAGCAGGCAAGCGACTGGATTATTTATGATCCTCATGCCTGACGACCTTCAGTAACAACTTTGTTTAAGGAGAAACGCAATGCCACAGAGTGACAGAGGAAGAATTGAATTATTCAGTGATTTTTACACTGAGGACAACATAGCCAATACAGCAGAAACCCGTAGCTATGGCCCATTCGTTGTGGGAGGGCAGGGCAATGCAGAGACAGACGCTGGTGTGCCAGCAATAGCTGGTATGGTTAGCGGTGCTGCTCGTATCACAACGACCAACGAAGATAACCACTGCACAATGGTAGGAACCGCCACTGGGTTCAGTGCAAGTTTGATGGGGCCAATCGTTTTAGAAGCTCGCGTTCAACTTGATAACTTGGATACGAAAGAAGTATTTTTTGGCTTGAGTGATATAGACCCCAATACCCTGAATCTTGAGGGAACGCTAATACACGGCGCTAGCACAACAATAACCCTGACTGCTAGTGACTTGTGTGGTTTTCTTTTGTCGGCGGAACTTACCGACGATGAAGACTGGCACATGGTGTACAACGGTGGTTCCACCACAGGTGAAACAGATTCCACTGCAATAGACGCTGACGACGATGCCGTCGCTGGCGAATGGCAAGTACTACGCCTAGAAATAGACACCAATGGTACGGCACGATGGTATATAGACGGCGTTCTAAAGCAAACAAAGACAGGAGCAGTATCAACAACCACCGTTATGGGTGTTTGCTTAGGCGTTGAGGCCAAGGGTGCTGCTATTGAGAACCTAGACGTAGACTACTTGCTCGTACAGGCCAATAGAGACTGGACAGCGTAGTAAAGACTTTTTGATAAGGAGGGCCTACTAATGGCCGCAGGAAATACAACAACAGGATCATTAGCTGACAGCCTTGATACGATTGCTGCAGCAGCTAGATCAAGAAGACAATTTGACGGTGTTGTGCCACAACTCGTTGACCGTGTAGAGCTAGACGCCAACACGGGAACAAGCTGGAGGGAAATTCTGCTTGCTAATCTGTCTGCCCAGGCAGTAACAGAGAACACAGTGCTCGATAACCCACAGCTATACGACGATTCGGCAATCACCATAACGCCAGAAATGGTACAGATACAGACTTTTATCACGGACAAGACCATGCGTAACGTCAGTAGCAAGGTTCTTGCAAGGATGGGAGCTATGCCTGGTGAGGCAATGATGAGGAAGAAGGATCAGGATGGCTTAACGGCTATGGATGCTTCTACTCAGTTGGGTGCGGCAGGCACCCCAGTACAGACAGGAGATGTCGCTTCTGCCAGATATCGAATTACTTCTAATGCGACAGAGCCAGGCCCCATGCCCGTATCAGGTGTTTTTCATGGGTTCTGCATCAAAGACTTCTATGATGAGTTAATTGGTGGTGTAGGAACATACCCAGTGCCTGACGGAGCAACGGCTACCGTGTTCCAGGGTGGCTTTAATCTGCCTATTGCAAACGTAAGCATCTTTGAGGATGGCAACATCAGCATTGACAGCTCGGATGACGCCAAGAACTTCGTATTCTCCAAGTCTGCATGGGTATTGGTTGAGGGCATGAATATACGAACAGAGCCCAAGCGTGAGCCACACATTGGTGGTGGCGGTAACAGCTTGTTCTTAACAGACGAGTACGCATATGGCCTACGTTCTTCTAACTGGACATTTGAGATTATAGGAGATGCTACGGCACCAGCCTAAAAAGGTTATGTCTAACACGGGAACAAATCAGCCAGAGGCGGGGGTTGTCCATTTTCGGATGGCCCCTGCTTCGGGCGTAAATGAAATAACGACAGTCGTCACAGACGACGAACCCTGCTTTTCATTGAGGGAGACAAACAAACCCACAACCAACGGGCAGGGTCGGCATAGGTTTCAGGAACTGCGTATTGTACGACGAGACGCTCTGGTCACAGCATATGTTGATTTAGGGCCGTCATACATGTTCAGGGCAGACCCTCTGTTTATACCTGGGGGGCAGGTGGTCAATGGTCGTGGTGAAGCATGGCATACAGTTGCAGAATTACGGGAGATTGCTGAGGAATTCAGAAGCAGACCTGTGCATCGAGAGGTAGAGCCCTCTGATTTACAGTCTGCATTCCATGAGATGGCTGAGGAACGAAAGAGAAGACGAACTAATCAATCGACCTTTGGAACATTAGGACAATTAGTAAGGAGTGATGCATGACAACGACCAACGAGACTAGCAACACAGCATGGGAACAGGCAATAGCAGAGCAGACAGAAGAGGCTCCTAGCAAGGGATTACAGGAAGGCGAAATTCTCTCCACCAACTCGGATGAGTTTGCAACGAGGGTGTCGTCCCTAAGATACAAGGGCTACCTTCCCTACTGGGATTCTAAAACGGGCGACTACAACGAGGGGCCTCAGTATATGAGGTGGCAGATATCTCAATTTACCCACGCGGATGGCTCACAGAAGTATACTTTTACTGATCCGCACATTACGCCAGACCACGGACTGGACTTGTTCTGCCCTCTTAACCCTGACGCTCCAGAATATCACACTATTAAGGCGATGGGCTTTGCCCCATGCCGTAAACAACATATTCCTCATCATGATGCTGTTGATGCTCACCTACAGAAATCACACAAGAGAGCATATGCGGCACTTGAGCGATCAAGGGCAACCGCAGCACGAGACGAGGATCGGGAACTGACACGGGAAATGCTCAGAAGTAACCACACCCTGATACAGACGCTCGCGTCTCAGGCAGTCACACAGCCAACCCCTGTTGCTGTAGAGGAAAAAGTAGCCACAGTGTCAACGGGCATTTGTGATAATTGTGGCAAGGACTTCACCAAGGCCACAGAAAGTGCTACTATGATGGCATTAATGGCACACGGGAAGGCGTGTAAAAAATAAATGGAGGTCTAGAGATGGCAGGAAGAAATCCAAATCCAAAACATGTTGTTAAGCCTAGTGCTACTGCTGCGGACACTATAAGTCGTAGCATTGCGCGAGATGTAACTCAGGTATCTGTCTTGGCAGTCACTAATGACGCGAATGACTTTATCACGCTTCCGCATTTAGTAAGCGTACCAGAGGGTCACCGTATCACCATTTTGTGTAACGCAGGAGGCAACTTCGAGTTGCGTACCCCTGTTGCCAGTGGCGAGGAAATTAACAGCGAGGACTGTGACGGCACCAAGGAATATCTGTGCACCGACACACAGGTAGTCTATGTTACAAAAATCAGTAATACGATTGGGTGGGAGGCTAACGCCTATACCGCCATTGGAGCAGTAGCAACTGCCGTCGTTCCTGACTAATAAGTGCAATAATTTAATATATCCTTCTCCCACACAAGAGGTCTGGATGGGCTGGATAGACCAAGGAGGAAATCATGCCTACAGAAACTATAGGTGCTAATTTAGGGCACCAAAGAAGAACAGGTGCCGCAAGTGGAGTGTCAGGAACCACAACTGCTGCCTTTACTCCATTCATCAAGGGTACCGAACACATCAACCTTGAGCCAAGGAACTTTGCCAGTTCCGCCGCAATCATCAAGTTCGCCTTCTGTCCTTACCTGGTGATCCTTAAAGCGGATTCAGCAGACGGACTAGGCGGTCATCTTCAGGACAACTCTGATGTTGCACAGGACGGCTCAACAGCTACAAGTGTAAACCTGTCTAGCTTTACATCTGGCCGTGCACTTTATGTTGGCTCTGCTATCCCGTTCAGGGGTGCTCATATTGACGTAGACGGGGCTAACAGCACTGGGTCTACAGTTATCACGACTTCTTACTGGAATGGGGCAGAATGGGTAGACACATCTGATACAGACGGAACAATCTCAGGTGGCATATCTCTTGCACAGGACGGGGCAATTACATGGACTGTACCTAGTGCATGGCAACTATCTACTCTAGTCAAGCTGGCATCAGCCGCGGGTGTATCCCTCGACTCATCGGGCCAGAAGTACCAAGACACAAATATGTACTGGACAAAGTGGACATGGAATCAGAACATGGATGCTGCTGTGACACTGGATCATATACTCGGCATTAACGAAAGCACGGCGTATTCTGAACTAACTGCCAGTACAGCCTTTGAAGGCAGAATCCATCATGGCCTCGGTTCCAATGGGACTGGTGGCATTGAGATGCTCACAGACACAGGAACAGCCAATGTTCTTGTAACCTGTTCTGCAATGAACGGATATTTCAGTACGGGCACTGTATCTTAAAGGAGGCATGATATGGGTAGATATTCACTAGGTGGTGCCACAGGGGATATTAACGCTACTACTGTAACGGTAACCGACAACGAGAGTACAGATGAAAGCAATGCACTTGTTTTCGTTGCTGACGCTGATGTCGATGGGGGTGATGTTGGGTTAGAGTCAGATGGCACATTAACCTATAACCCCTCAGACGGCAAAGTAACGGCGACTGGGTTTGTCGGGGCTTTAACAGGAACTGCTGACACGGCCACTGTTGCAACAACGGTAACCATTACAGATAATGAGAGCACAAGTGAAACTAACGCAATAATCTTTACGGCAGGCGGAGCGAAAACTGGTGGCAATTTAGGGTTAGAGTCAGACGGAGATTTACATTACAACCCTTCCACTGGAACCGTCACTGCAACTGAACTAGCCCTTGCGGGTTCTGCGCATTTTGATTCAAGCCCAGCAGATGAGACAGTGAGTGGTATTACTGCCACCTTTACTGCTGGCGAAGATTTAGTGCGAGGAGAAGTGGTTTACTTTAAGGCTAGTGACAGTAAGCTATGGAAAGCAGTGGCAAGTGCAGCAGGCACAATGCCCGTACTGGCTATGGCCGCCGCTGATATTAGTGCCGATGCAACAGGAGTATTTCTTCTGCATGGTTTCCTGGCAGATAATGGAACATTTCCTGCATACACAGTAGGTGGAACGATTTATGCACCAGAAGCAGAAACGTCTAGCGAGAACGTACCAGAACAAACAGCACCAGATTCTGATGGAGATTTTGTGCAGGTGCTTGGCTTTGCGGTTACTGCCAACAGTCTTTATTTTAACCCATCCAACGATGTAATCGAGCATGCATAATGGCTGTAGGAGTTGAGAAAGTAAACGGTATTGCTTTCGCCGATATCGAAAAGATAAACGGCAAGACCGATGCTAATATTGAAGCGATCAATGGAGCAGGGTTTGAAGCCGCATCCTATGGCCCGCCAGAAGTGGATGCTACTAGTGTTGCAACATATACGACCACTTCTGGCTCAATGACATGCGCTCACACGACAACCTCAACAGCAGGACGGGGCTTGCTGGTCGGCGTGTACGAAAGATATGATGGTAATTTGCCATTCCCACCAGACGATCCAACTGGCGTCACTTATGATAGCGTAGCTATGACCAAACTGGTGTCACAGAGTAAATCCGAATGCCGCCTGACTGTCTGGAGTCTCATCGCACCCAATGCAGGGACTGCCAATATTGTTGCAACACAAGCTAATGCATCGGATGGGGCGAGCGCGATAAGGGCGATTACGTTTACAGGTGTATCCCAAGGGGTAGTGCGTGCAGGGTCATCTTTCCATGCTCAATACTCGGATTCGTTTAACGCAGCAACATCTATCTCCAGAACCTTAAGTGGCGGTGATGTGGATGACGCCAATCAGTATTTCATTGATTTTATTATGTGGGACGGTACAGGCTCGTCGGCACAAGAGGAAGGCGCACTCCAGACCGAGTTCCCATCTGCGCCAACTAGTGATGCGAGTGCGAGTTACGAGGAAGTGGGTGGCGATGACTCAATCACTATGTCATGGTCGTGGACAACTAGTACAGCAGGTGTACATATAACGTTGAAGACAACATCGGATACATACAGCTAAACGATCGGAGGTACAAGATGTCGCAGGACTTGAGAGACGTAGTTATTACTGAAACGCCTCGTGTTGTTGTGGTAGTCCCAGACAGGAGAAGGGCAATTCCAGCTGGTATGCAGGCATACGTCACAAGCTACTGGAATCACTACACTGCGTTGCCAGAGACGTTCACTGACGATGGCGGAACAACTTACGTTTGGCAAGATATATGGCATGTGTTCATAGACAACGACCTTTTTGGGATAGACGTTGGCGTTGGAGCATCAGGGTCGCGCGTTACTGTGCGTACACCAGAAAACTATCCGTGGAATAATGCAGCACTCCCTTAACGGGCAATTCTTAGGTAGAGGAAAATAGATAATGGCTACTACAAGACAAAATTTACGGCGGGGACTGAGTGACCTGATGGGTGATTTCATACGTGATCCTGATGGCGCAGTGCCAACGTGTAGCTCACAGGGAGGTGCCTCTGGCGTTACTGCCATTGACGCCCTGCTGAGTTATTATGAGGATGATTATTTCAATGACTGGTATTTTGTATTGCCTGTGGGGCCAACATCAGGTAGTACGGCCTATGAAGTCACAAGGGTGGCGGATTTCACCCAGAGCACAGGAACACTAACACTGGAGCCTGATGCTTCCTTACAGATAGATAACGGACGCACATATGAGTTGCATAGATACAACCCTGCATCCAAGCATCTTGCTCTGAATGCTGCCAGATTGCAGTCTGTAGATGCACTGTGGGCTCCAAAGGTGGATGAGACTCTGGTGGTTGACAACATTGTGACAAACTGGGATTTCGAGAATTGGGATGCAACAGGCGGAGACAGTGCTGTTGCTACCAGCTGGACGAATATCGGGTCGCCACAGAACAATGACGAGGCAACCAGACTTGTTCATGGTTCGTATAGCATCAAGATAGCAGCGTCGGGAGCAACGGAAGGGATAGAACAGAATGTCCTAACCATCAATCCGACGGCAGTTAATATTCATGAGATTGAAAATAAAACCCTGCATGTCCGTGCGTGGGTATGGGCCAGTGTGGCGGATGCAGCCCGTGTGAGGGTTACATATGATGGTTCAACATATGATAATTCCAATTACCATAGTGGCAGTTCGGAATGGGAAGGCCCAGGGCAGATATTTATTGACTCGACAATAGATATGCCAGCCAGTGGCGAGGAGCTAACCATATCGTTAGAGGTGACAGCTGGGAATACGGCCTACTTCGATGTAATAACCGCATGGATTGATCCGATTATTCGATATGCCTTGCCTACTGGTATCCACAGGTGGCCTAGCGTTATTAAGCAACAAGTGGACAGGAACCGCCCTGGTATCAATGGTGATTTCGCCCATCTGACAAGAGTGAACCGCCCTGTATCTGGTCAGATTCTACGCGTTGAGGGCAAAGGGGTACTGACGGAAGTTACTGGTGAAACGGGAGAGATGGAAGTATCCGATCCCGAAACACAACTTCTGTACGCGGAGGCCCTTGACTGGCTAGTAGATCATGACATGGGGTCGGCCAGTACAGACGCTCAGTTACTGTTGGAGCGCGATAAAGCACGGTGGCAGAGGATGGCTCTGCGAATGAGGAGCCGTGGAGGAATAGCCCGTATTCAGAGAGTACAGTATCCAGATGGTATATGGGATATTGCCTCTTCGGGCGAAACCGAATACATCATGATGAAGAGGTAGCAATGGCTGTTGCAGGGCGAACACATGACTTTACAATCAATACCGTTGGTGGCTCCAACGTCGGGTTCATGCGGTATCGGGATCGTAGTGGCAGGCGGGGTGGTGCGATTCGTGATTCACAGACTATCGCCCCAAGAATGCTGACACAGGATCAGATTACTCAAGCACAGTTGCCACCAGACATACAGCTTATTTTTACACAGGATGACTGGCGAGGCGGCATGGGTGGTATCCTGTATCGCAAGCATCCTGAATTTCTGGCGAATACAACCACAATGGACAACACGGAGTCAGGTGTGCTGAAGCTGGCACGAGTGAATACGGCCACTACCGTAGACTCCAATCCTGACGAATATGTACCTTCTGGTTTTGCAGTATCAGGTACACAGTTGTGGGCATTTATGGGCCGTGACGCTTATTCATGGGACTTTACTAATAAGAACTGGGATATACAGACCGAACCCGTTGCAGCGGCAAGAACATACCGTAACGGACTGAACTTTAGTGGCACGATGTATGCTCCTGCATGGGCTGATGATGTTGGGTCTGGCGGATCATATGTCGTTGCGGACGAACCAACTACGTATTTGTACAAGACACCTAGTGCTGCACAGTGGTCGGTGGTAACAAACGCCGCTCAGGCACTGGATGCCTGCAAGTTTCTTGCCATAGCAGGTCAGAATTTGTGGGGCGGGTATTGGGTCGATGCATCAGACAGCGGCCAGGATACTGGTACGCCATCCGTGGACGCTACCAGCCAAACCGAGTACGCTACTGGCCCGACTACGATGACCAGAAGCCACGTTACAAGCACTGGGGGAAGCCGTGGCTTGATAGTGGGCGTTGTAATGAGAGACTCTGGCGGCGCACCAGCGGTGCCCGATAGCGCTACATACAATGGCGTGTCGATGACACAGGAGAGAACGCAAACCCAGGGTAATGTGCGGGTTACTGCGTTTTCACTCATTAACCCAGCCTCTGGCACCAACAATATTGTTGTATCGAATCCTGCTACCACGGATGGGCCTTCATCTATCAGGGGCATTACATTCACGGCTGCAAATCAATCAGACCTGATACGGGCTCATCAGGGTGTTGGTCTGGGTGCCCGCACATCGGGATCGTTCGGCCTCACCACCGTTGTTGGGGAAATAGCGGTTGATGTTGTGGGTTGGTCTGCCGATGTAACCAGTGTTGCCGAAGGGGGCGGTCAGACCGACATAGGTACTAGCAGCGTGTATGGCGGAGCTAGTTATGAGGTTGCAACAGGAACAACAACGACTATGGAGTGGACATGGACTAATAGCGTTGCGTTAGCATGGATACAGCTTGCACTGGCTGGAGGCTTGGGGACAACGGGCAATGTCATTACCGACGGCACTCCCAGTGATGACTTTACAGCGGGTGACGTTATACGTATCGACTCGGAGTTGATGCTGGTCACTACTGTTACAGACGGCACAAAGACCCTCACAGTTGTGCGTGGGTACAGAGGCACAGCGGCGGCGACCCACGATGCGGACTCAAATATCTATATCGTCACGGAACAGCCTCATCAGGTACGATCCACGAGCGACGGTACGGCACTGGGCAACTGGTCTACAGCAACATCTGTTGGCGACTCATCTGCCCCGATTACGTCCTTACTGGGTGTGGGCAACGACCTGATTGTCATTAAGACCGATGGCATTTACAGGCTGGAACCTGATGGCACTGTGACTAACTTGAGGCCAGAACTTACTGCATTCGGACATGAAGACTTTGGTAAGGCTTCATGGGTCTGGAATGATACAATCTTTATACCCCTGCATGGTGGTGGGTTATGGGAACTGGAGACAAGATCGTGGACTGTCCGCGATATATCATTCTCTATGTCCATGCCTGAGCAAAGTGAGTATCACGGCAGGGTGGTTGCTGGCAACGGAGAGCCCAATAGGCTGTACGTGATGGTTCTTGAGGCTGGCAGTACCAAGTATCATGTACTGATGACTGAAAACCCTGCACAGACAGGGATTGGGGACTATAACTGGTGTCACGTTGGCAGTGTTGGCTATACCACTGGTACTGACGCAAACCATGCAGCATTACTTCTGGAGGCTGTTACAAGTGGGAGTGCCGAACATCATAGACTGCTGGTCGGCGTGGAGAGCACGGGTAGCAACCTGTTCCCATACTACATCCCTCATGACGTTCACGATGACGAACACGAGTATTCAGCATCCAATGGAGAAGCGTACACTGTAGCATTTGATGGCGGATTCCCGAATGTAGCCAAGAGGGCTCAGAGTATCACGTGCAACACTGATAACCTTGGCGCCGCGGGAGGTAGCAATAATAACATTCATGTGTTATATCGTCTGGATGGCACAGGTGACTGGCTGTATGTGAATTCTGGTACCACCAGCAACACTGGCAACAACAGCACCCTGATATCCGATAACCAGACGATTGCATTCGCCTCAACCGTGACATTTAAGAAAATCGAGTTACGCTTTACATTCGACAGGCGTAGTAGTGGCAACGAGACAACCCCTGAACTTCATGACTTCACGATGACATCGCAACTCCGACCAGATACTGTGAAACTATTACCAGTGTCCGTGTACATTGCTAATGGACAACGCAGGCTCAATGGCGGGTGGGAGAATCAGGCCAAGGCCAATAGAGATCAGTTACGGACATGGAATGCTCAGGCCGCAGAAGTACAGTATAAAGAGAATGAACAGGGCACGACCAATACCAGAACCTGTGTATTTCTCCCAGGAACTATGGTGGAGCAAGAGGTATCAAGTGGGATCGGACGCTTTCCAGAACTACGCGTTGACTTTACTCTTGCAGAGGTAGGCTGATGACTCAGGGCACAATCGCCTCAAGAGGCGTGGTTCAACGTAATGTAGAGCGCCAGACCTTAATCACTCTTACCAACCGTGTTGCTCATCTGGAACGGATACTCCGTGAGCAGAATGCCCCGATATCTATTTACGTTGGTGGCCTATTATTGCGTAACCGTCTGCAAGGACGCAAAGGTGCTGATGTAGCCTCTGCCGACACAATCATTCTTGGCAACGACGGCAATTACTTTGATATCACTGGCACTACACAGATTAACCATATCAGCAACAGTGGATGGCAGTCAGGGTCGATTGTTATGTTGCAATTTGACGCAAGCGTAACTGTCGCCCATAATGCTGGTAGTGTAACAGGGAGCGAGGCATCAATCTTACTATCTGGAGCAGGCAACTTGTCAGCAACTGCCAATGACACACTGACACTTGTGTATGACGGCACAACATTCCGAGAAGTTGCCCGCACAATTATATAGGAGAAGGACAACATAATGGTGGGTCATGAACGTATCGGGTACACATTTGATGGTAGACGGCATTACGATGATGTCGTTCACGGGCGAATATCTGGAGAAGTTTCTAGCCGATGTGTCAGCGCTGTCTGGCATGAAGGTTATCAATGGCCCGATAGCATACGGTGGCCCATCCTGTTGGGACGCATTGGTAGTATTGTCCGAGAGTCATGGCGCTGTGCATATTCACGGCAAAGAAGTCTATGTGGATATTTTTTCCTGTAAATCTTTTGAGATCAATCCTGCATTGGAGTTAATTAAACAACGATTGAAACTACGTAACATGAGAGTCGAGGAAATATCACGGCCTATATTGGGTTGACAGGAGGAGAGTATGAATATAATGGCATGGATCATAAGGGTACTGCCTGCTGATAAGCGGGCACTGGTGCAGTTAGCCATGAGGATGGTTGCCAATCTGGACACGCCAGCAGAACGGAAGGCTGTTGCTGAGTATGGCATTAAGATGATCGAAGGTGGAGTAACAGTTAACGAATGGTCTACTTTTGGAAAAATGCTAGGGGTCTTTAAGATGGAAAAGGACAAGAACAATGATAGGTAAATTACGCCCTCAGATCATGGCAGCTATTCTGTGCGGCACTGTCTTTGGGATAGTAGGTATGTGGATTGGTATGCAGATGGCAGCAACAGAGGTAGTAACAGCAGTTATTGGGTCGGTATTTGGATTCCTTGGAGGAGTATCGCTCAAAGTCTTAGAGCAGGAGTAGTGCCATGAATAGTAACTTTGGTTTAGGATTTTATACCACGTTTCAGTTCTTCTGGTGGAGTGTAACAGCGTCCCCAGTACGCACCTATAACAAGGTTAAGGCAGTAAGAGACAAACTGTTAGCTACGGTTGAATACCTACAGGCCGAATCAGCTAAGTGGCGGACTGCATTTAACATTATCAAATCGCCTTATTCCTTCTTACGTGCTTGCGGATTGAACCCACAGATGGCTGCAACCTTCCTGTTCGCAGGCTCTGTAGCCACCACAAGCGTTGTAGCCGTTGAAATGATGGAGCCACCTAGCTTTAGCAGGGGCGATAGTGGCATATACAATGCTCCTATAGACGCACCTATCTTCTTTGAGGAGAAGTTCAACACGTTGCGACTGGACTTAGGAACAACGCCTGTTGGCCTGGTCGAGATAACTGACACTACATTGGGCACGGCTTACGCAGGCTCTGCCCTACCTACAAACGAGACTAACGTCATCATCGTGGGCGGCAAGCCTGCTGTGGTCGATCCTGCATTCACAGAAACATTCTTAGAAGTCGGCCATATGATAGTAGATAGATGGCGGTGCGAGACACTTACTCTCAGCAACATAGAAGCGCATACGCTTATCATTTCTTCTATGTCCAGTGACGGCCAATCAATCGCTGCCGTGGCAGGGACGCCCAGGAACAGGGGCATAAATGGCGGCAATCGTGCCACTGACATGGTTACGTCTGATTCTTATTATGACCAACTGAAGATTACCGCCGCATCATCAGGCATAAATGGCAAAATTGATACCCTGATATTATCCAATCTGTACTCGAAGGGCGGCGGATGCCTGGTCGATAGGGTCAAAGCTGGGACTTTGGAAGTGATATTTGGAGAGATAGGTGGGGATAGTAATCTGGCAACTAAGGCGTTTCAGGTAGAGACCAGTGTGGTCTACAAATCATTCATCAACACTGATAACGTAGAAGTTAGCATGGCAGTACCAGCCGCACAGTAGGAGTAATAGGTCATGGACATGATTAAGGAAGACATGATTAAGGAATGGGTATCAGAATGGAATGAGGAGGCACTGCTGGCAGACGGTTTTGAGGATGCCATTGTGGGCATATCAGAGCGTTTTGGTAGATCGCCCGTTGTTGCCTACGACAGGGATAAGTGCATCCAGGTGCTGATGGACAGAGACGGCATGAATTATGAGGATACCGTGGCATTCTTTGACTTCAATGTCATCGGGGCGTGGGACGGTGACGGTACGCCCACCTTTGTAACTCAGGCTAAATGGTGAAAAAGCATGTTAAGCAATGTGTCTTCCGTCATGTTGACGGACATCGTTGCGACGGCAAGAGAAGTAAGCCGTCATTGTATTGCAAAATGCACCTATCGCCGAAGCCTGTTTGAGGGAAACTACGGATACGTGCCATAACGTGGCTCAGTGAGCCCGTATGAGCCAAATAGAGGTATTATGGAGCCACATACATAATGGTGTTCCTGTGGGGGTGGTGTTAACAGGGGCATACGCCAATTTCAACAACCGTCATACATGTCATAACGTAGCGTCGATTCCAGTCAACACACCACCCCACCCCAACAAAGGTGTCCAGCGGGGCAGGTAGGACACAAAGAACAAGTACATTAGCGCAATAACAAAAGAAGGTTCACCAAAAAATCAACATACATCAGTCGAGTTCCCTGCCCCGCATATAGAACAGAGGAGTTCTCATGATAGTTACATTCAGCGAAGAGATACGTGATGCCGTGGAGGTTATCATGCGCGCCCCCACTACCGATCAGATCAAAGTCATCAACGTCCTGTTGCGTAATCAGGCCATCAACAACGACATTGGCGTGGTAGGTCGTGGGTTTCTGGGTGATGCCAATCAATATATTAGAGCCGCCGT